CAAATTAGAGACTTACCAGCTCCAGTACCAGCAATTACGAATCCAGATCCTTCATCGATTAGGATGTTGACAGCATCGATTTGATAAGGACGGAGTTCTACGCCAAACTGAGCGAATTGGTCTTTATGAGCACGACCAGTTGGATTTCTGGCTTGGTTTCGCTTATCAACTAAATCGATATCGTAACCACGATCGACAAGATACTCTACAATTTCTGGCAAAAAGCGGATATAGGTTTTGCCAGTCTTCTCGAAGAACTTTTTCTTGCCATCCCAACGGCCTAGCTTGTACGCAGGCATGAAGAAATAGCCTTCAACAAAGACGGCAAATTTCTTTTCGAGCGCTTCTAGATCTGTAGGTTTTAGGTTAGAGATGAAGCAAAATACTTCGTCTCGAACAGTAATGACGCATTGTTGAGGTTTCATTTTTCTGTGAAATGTCTTTCAATTCCATTCTCCCTCAAGTAAGTCGAAACATCGATTAGATAAAATCCAGCAGAGCAGTGTGTCCAAAGTCTAAAGACTTTGGTTAGCTCAAATGCAGTGATGTCTTCTTGCGGAGTAAAATGGAAATCTTTATTGTTCTTATTATCGTGAAAAGTGATTTCACATGACGTATGATAGGTTGGAACTATCAATGCTTTAGATACTTCAGAACCAAAGAATAGCTTTGAAGTATTTTGAACATTATAATCCAAAACTTCAGGAATTGACATGTTTATTTCACCCTTTTGCCAAATAAAGATAGGACACAAGAGTAAAGAATGACTACAGCGATGGTGCAGAAGAAGCCAAAATCATTCAGCTTCTTCTTGAACCGGTTCCATTTTATTCTTCGAATTTCTGAGTTTGTAACTATCTTCATAGATTTCCTGTTAGATATTTTTCTCTAAGCTCAGTTAATTCAGCGGCTGACAATCTTTGTTGACTTACATGAAAACATATTGCAGCATTTTCATGAAACTTTACATTGTCATTTTGGAGGCATAGCATTTGTTCGGTGTCATCACTGATTTCTAGATTTTCATCCATTGTCTTTCCTTTCATATAAATACTTCATTACAATTAGTTGGATGGTTGTCAAATGAATACTTTTTATGTTTACGCATATTGCGATCCGAGAAAACCTTCAGATTTTTCTTCTGGTTTTGAACCCTTTTACATTGGAAAGGGCACAAAAAATAGAATGTTTCATCATTTACAGAATAGAAAAAATAAAAATACGGCCTTTACCAATAAAATTAAAAAAATAAAATCGCTTGGTTTAGAACCAATCATTATCAAGGTTAAAGATAATCTTGATGAAACTACGGCGTTTGCTTTAGAGAAGAATCTTATCAAGATTTTTGGAATGTTTCCTGATGGATCATTATGCAACATGTCTGAAGGAGGCTCTGGCGGTAGACCATCAGAAGAGGCAATTGAAAAAATTAGAAACTCTCTTAAAGGCAAACCGCTGCAAGAAGAAACTAAAAAGAAAATCTCAGACGCCTTAACTGGTAAAAACAGGAATATTGAAACTAAAAGAAAAATCTCAAATTCGCTAAAGGGACAAAAACACACAGATCAGCGAAGAGCAAATATTTCAGCAAAAAGAAATGAGCACAGTAAACAACTTTCAAATTTAAAAATTTATACGGTGCTTTATCTTGGGATACCTTTTGTTACCATTTTCGGAATTCACTCAATTGGAGCTTTGGGTTTTTCGCCAATTTCTAACTCGTTAAACACTAAAAAACCTATATCTAGAGGAGAATTTAAAGGGTGGCAAATAATTAAAGAATAACATCTTGAAGCTCTGCCACTCGCAACTTAACCACATGAGACAGCATCCATCCCATTTGCTCGAAGGCCTTCACCAGTGATTGAAGTTTTGCCTTGATGTTACTTACTTCAAGGATAATTTCAGTGAACTCTACGTACTCTGGATCACCTTGGATATACATCTGGATGTCCTTTGATGCAAGAGCCCGTGGATAGCCTTCAAGGAATTTCTTCCATAGTTTGGACTGAATCTTTTCCCTCTTTACGATCATCCATTCTTCAAGAGTTTTCATCTCATGATAATGACGATCATACACTACAAGATTTTTTGGAAGAGTGCGGCAAACTTCTTCTAACTTCTTTCCCTCAATTTGGAAAAGCTCTTTGGCATCATCAACGTACTGTTCATATTTGGTGATCAAAATCAAGAGTTGCGGAAAAAGTTCTGCATCGTCTTTGGTATCCAAGGACATAATCACTGACATATTTTTGCCTTTTTACATTTTGAACTTTAGTTCGTTGGTTTGGTCGTCGAAATCTAAAAGAGAATTAGCTAATTGTACGTATGATCTGGGGTCTGTGACTACTAGAGGTCCTGTTGTAATTGTTATGAACTCTTTTGGTCTAGTAGTTTCGAATGTTATTATTGTTTGAAACCCAACAGATGCATTTCCGGCTAATAAAATTTTCAGAAGATTAGCATTTTCTTGTTGTAGTAGTTTTGTTATTTTTGTTTTTGCTAATTCTGATATTACCATGGTTTTGCTCAAAAACTAGGGAGTTTCCTCCCTAGTAAATCACGCTTCTTCGAGAGCGGCTGCTTCAGGCATGAGGTTGTCTTTAGTGACTAGCTCATCATCCTCGCGAACCTTCGAAATGCTTAGAACCTTGTCAAAGATTTCCTTACCAAAGTTCTTACGCTGGAACTTGATTGGCTCTCCACCTTCGACCTTCAAGGTGTACCATGCTCCGCCTTGTTCCACTAGACCTTCAGCAACTAGATCTTCGAGGACGCCATCATATGGATCCATACCCTTGGTATATGGGACTTCGATTTCGACACGAGTTCCAAGCTTCGCAAAACGAGACTTGTAAGTATCGACTCGCATTCGGATACCAAGAATTTCAGAACCTTCTTTGAGGTTCAACTTGCTGATTAGAGCAATTTGGGATGCAGAATAACGAACAGCATTGTTGACGATCCATTTGCCTTGACCATTGGTGATGTCTTGGTTGACGTACACCTGGTGAGTTGCAACGAATGCAACATTCAAACGGGAAATACGAGAAACAATGGTACGTAGCAAGTGCTTGACTAGCTTGGTACGCTGACCCATATCGCCAGTTTGTTCGCCCTTTTGGAACTTTTCGCTTTCAGAATCAGTCAACAACATGTCGATAGAGTCTAGAACGATCATTACCTTTGGAGCTTCTGGATTGTCCTTGCCATATTCTTTTTCGTATCCAGTGATGAATTCCGAAACAACTGCAGTAACGTCTTGGATAGTTACGACACCGACATACATGAGTTTGTCAGGCGAAATATCAACACCCAGAGCTTCTAGGAAGCCTTGGTCCATTGCGTTTTCTGAGTCTAGAACTAGAATGAAGGCACCTTCTTGTTGCGCTTCACGAATAGTGTTGCCGCAAAGGAAAGACTTACCTGCACCAGATTCACCAGCAAAAACGGTTACGCGACCAATAGGAATTCCGCGAAGATATGAACCACTTAGGCTCTTATTCAATGCGTAATTTCCAGTGCTAAACCAATAAGTTGGAGGTGAAAAGTTGGTTGTAACCGTAGCCATTTTGTCCATGGTCTTACGGAAATCTTTCAAAAAGCCTAAAGCCATTTGGATTTTCTCCTTATTGTTTTTATAGGAAAGAGAATGGAGCCCCATTTAGAGGCTCCATTTCACCAATTACTCGGCGTCAGCTTTCTTTGCTGCAGCGCGGGCGCGAAGTTGTTCGAGAACAGACTTGGCCTTGGTGGATGCACCAGTGTCGTCTGAAGCTGCGGCTTCAGAAGTAGAAGAGGCGGTTTCAGCCTTTTCTGCTGGTGCATCGTTAGATTCGCTCTTTGCTGGAGCATCAGAAGAATCTTGAGATTCGTTCATTGCTGCACCAGTTTGATCTGCAAGAAGCATTGCTTCAAGAGCTGCACGGGTAACGTACTTTTCACGGTACTCAGATAGAGAGTGAAGTTCTGCCTTAACAGCATCAATCACTTCTTCATCAAGGTCAGTTTGCTTTGGAGCAAAGCTGGAAGTACCGTAATCAGACCATTGACCAGCCTTGGTCTTCTTGATACGGAAGTTGTAGCCACCACGATATTCGTATGGAGCTTCTTCGAGGTCACCAGATTGGAATGCAGTCTGGATGCACTTGAAGATCTTTGGACCGAAATCGATTAGCTTGACGATGCCAGGATTTTCGTCTTTTTCGTCTTGGTATTCGAATGGAGATTCGGTAACCAAAACTTGGCCGATGTAAGAACGCTTCTTGTAGTACTTCTTACCCATTTCCTCGTTGTTTTCTGCGTAAAGCTTCTGGGAATGCTCACAAATTGGGCAAGCTTCGCCGTACATAGAAAGGCAAGGAACGGTTTTCTTTTGGCCATTTACGACCAATTGGTGGGTAAGGTTTTCAACCAAGAACTTTAGTGGATTGGAATCCTCATCGCGATCTGGTAGAAAGCGGATAACTGCAGTGGTGTTGTCTGGCATTTTCCAGAACTGGTAGAACTTCTTCCAAACTGGAGTTTGGTTTCCACCTGCAGAGTTGTTCTTGTTAACGAATGCGGACGCTAGTGCGTTCAAACGATCTTTTGCTGAGCTCATTGTAATTCTCCTAAACTAATAAACTAAAAATAAACATGTCAAAACACGGAATGTGTAGACACCGCCCTCAATGTTGCAGCGAATGGAGAATCATACAAAAAGGATTTGTGATACTCGAACATCTATTTGCACTTAACTTATTTTTGTTGGCGGGGCGCCAAACTTTCTTTTTCGTTAGTGCTATTGAAGAAATTAAATTATACAACAAATCCGAGGCGGTGTAAACAACTTTTTCAACTTCTTCAATCTTATTTATAGCATTCCGCAGAAAACTTCTTAAACGATAGCAAATGGCATCGGCTCATCATCCGCTTCACTATACTCATAATCGTAAATTACCTTATGAGCGCGATCGTTGAACTTTGACAAATAGTCAAGAATGCGGATTGTAATTAGTGTAGCGGACACTGCGTCATCTGTTGCTCCTTGCTTAGCTTCATATCCTTTACCTTTACTTGCGAAATTCTTCAATTCGAACAATAAATGGTCTGATTTTATAGTAATGCCGGAGTTGACCTTTTCAACCATAGTTTTCATTCTTAGGCATGCTTGGATCTTCGTTTTTCCTGAAGTGTACATTCCAAATTTGCCTTTTTCATCACTGACCAACTCAGCAAATTCGTTCTGTCTATCATCGTTGAAGTAAAGGGCAGAAATTGCCTCACCAATAGAGTTTCGCTCAAAAGACCAGAAGACCTCAGGTCTCATGTTGTTCTTATGCTTTATGCTTGTCAGCTTATCAAGGATCCACGTGATCTTTTTATAGAGGAATGGGATGATCAGTTTATTGTTTCTGAACTCTGCCACCTGCTCCAATGCAGGGAAGGAGAAGACCTGGATGACCGAATAATCCAGATTGGAACCAGTCGCTGGGTCGATACCTACCAAGAAGATTGGAATTTGCGTAAGTTCTTCAGGACTAACGAAGAACTTGAATTCTTCTTCTTCAAAAATTGGTTTATGTCCACGGATCTGGTTAAGCTTGATTGGGTCGACCAACAAAGAGTCAGAAGAAAGAAACTCGCAGTCAAGTTCTTGACGGGTCTTAACTGGGCCAAGTTTTCCTTTCATCTCTTCATAGTATTCTGGTCCACGATCTGGGTGCTGGTGCCAAAGGACTTTCACTGGGAAGAAATTGTTTTGACCAGACATGGCACCCCGCCACAAACTTGCGTACAGCTCGTCATCACCGTTTGGGGTAGATGTTAGAACAAACTTACCGCCAGTTGATAGCGCTGGAGCTAAAGAAGCCCAAAGTTCATCTTGAATTCTCTTTGAGATGAATGCAATTTCGTCAAGGAAGATGATAGTTGGAGAATCTCCTCGGCCTGTCTTTTCAGAAGTTGCTTCACACTTGATCTTTGAGCCATTGTCGAACTCAATAGAAGTACGGTTGTAAAACTTACAGCCAGCTTTGATCCAATCTGGTAGTTCTTCATAAGCATACTTGATACGTGACATGATTTCTGTCGCGTGGTTCATAGCTTTAGAAGCGATTACAGCCTTGATGTCTTCATGGAAAGTTGTCCACCAAAGTATGTACATTGACACGACAGTGGTTTTACCAAGCTGACGAGAGCAAAGGAGAATGGTGTCCTTGTGATTGTGGACGGCATCAATCATGTCGAGCTGATAGTCATAAAGCTCGAATGGTACGCAACCCTTTGTTGGGTGCTGGATTTTGACGTATGTTTTGATAAAATACACAGGGTCATTTTGGCATTTTGCCAATTCTACCAGTTGTTCTGGAGTGTATTCAGAATCTCTATTTGCTCTCTTAATGCCTGTCGCCATGCATGTTCCTCAGATACCTAAAGTTGTATTTATTCAACCATGAAGGCAATATCCGGGAAAGTTTTCTTAAAATTCAATCCCTTACGTGCATCGTATTGTTGATAGAATAATTTGAAATCTTCAAGCATCATATCGACATTTGGTAGATCTTGCTCCATATATTTGATGAGTCTTTCAATCTGATCGATCTCCTCAAGATAAAACATGGCTTCGCCATATCCAGGCATTTTGTTTCTATGTTTTTCGACAAACTCTAAGATGCGCTGTTTTGCTTCTTGCTTTACTTCATCAGGAAGAATTCGAATATCTTGGAACATTGGCCAACGCAAGTAATTTACGCTCAAACCAAGGGTACTATTTGCTGCAGACTTAAAATGCTTTGCGCGTAGAACGATAATGTCTTCAAGGAAATCCTTAAATGAGAAGGCACTCAGGGCGTTCACAGTTGTCATGAAAACTATTTGCACATTAGGCAATTCAGTCATTATCTTATCGATGTTCTGGATGAACTCCTCATACACCATACCATATCGAATGTACTCAGCATGGGAACCAGCAGCTTCTGCACTAGTAAAAATCTTGATTTCCTTTACCTTGTCTTCAATTGATTTCAATTCGCTTATAAACCGGTCAATTAACTTCGATGGGATCCCAAGATTGGTATTGATCGCAAGTTGTAGGTTAGGGTTAGGATTTTCTTTGATGTAGTCGATGACTTTCCATGTGTGCTTTGAAAGCAATGGCTCGCCGCCAGTAATACGGAATACCTTCAAACTATTGTAAAGTTCCGGCCACCATTTCCAAAATGCTTCAATATATGGGTTGTATTCATCATGGCGGATTGGGTATTTTCCTACTTGCTTTAGCCAAATAGGGTCATGCATAGTTGTGGTGTGTAAACGGTATGGGCCATTCTTTTCAACTTCCGCCATCCATTGAGTAGACACATCAGGCGTGCAGTACATGCAGGCAAAATTACAAGTGCTCTCGAATGCAACTTCAAGGTAGGTTGGATTGAAATTTTCTCCCAGACCTGAGTCAAGTACATCTTGCAGAAAAGGCCTTGACCATTGCGATCCAGATTTGTAGATGCGATCTGAGATATTCTCATGATTCGAATTCTCAATTCTCCAGCAATAATCACATTCTTTGGTTTGGATTCCATTCAAGAGCTCATTACGAGCAAACATCTTGATTGGAGTATTGTGAATTGCTTTGTGATTGGTTTTCAGTTGCTCAGCATCTATCTTATGGCGGGATGGGTGGTGACATGAATGAGTCTCACCATTGTAAAGAAGAATTGTTGATTGTGTCCATTTTGCTAAGCAAAAAGTTGGAGACACTTTTGTTAAGTCATCTTTAACTGAGATGACACGATTGAAATAGTCTAGATTTGACATTATGATCGGTGTTTAAGTAAGGATGAAGTATTTATCCTTACTTTTTGGTCCAATCCTCGAGACCTTCGTCAAATAGATCGCTTTGCAGGTCAATAGCTTCTCTTGAGCCTTGTAAGCAAGTGTTCAAAATTCTCTCAGCCTTATTGACTTCAGGACCAAATGATGTTCCAGCATAGTCATGTTCAAAATCAATCTCATCTAGCCCTTCAACTTCAATTAGTTCATAAAGATTTGATTGAATGACGTCGCATACGAGGCTACTTCCCATCACCCATTCTTTTGAAATGCCGGTAAATGATTTGATCTTATTGTGATGGATGATTAGCTTACCACATTGCGATGGAATTCCAGACCAATCGGTCAAAACATTATGTGAAAGATCGCACTCATTATGTACAACTCCAGCCATGCCTTTCAAATTGTCCAACCAAAGATTTGCAGCTTTGTAGTTGCCATAAACAGAGAGTGGACCATTCTCGAGAGATTTCATCTTCTCTCTACCATTACCAATGATAACAAAATCGCCATTAACTTCGCCAAACTTGAATGGAAGGTAGCACTTATTGTCATCATCAAGCGGCAAATCATCAGCACGAATTTTTACATTTGAATCGCCATGTATGACCCATTCATTACCTTCTTTTACAACACGAGTATTTTGAATTCGCATCTTCTGAATCCAATCCTTCATCTCTTGAATGTGAAGACGCTCGTGTTCCTTTTCCCAATCTGATTCATTGAGTTTTTGCTTGAAAATGGCAGTGAGTTTCATATTTTTGCTAGTTCTGTTAGGCCGAGGTCTGTAAGGTCTTCTTGGAATCCGAAGATGTCATGAGTTCCAATGTATTTATTTGCAATCTCTTCCACTCCATCGGCTGGCCAAGTGCTGTCATCGCTATTCACATCAAAGAATTCAGGGTCAATTGTCTCCAAACCATTGATCATGGCGATGCCGAGAATTGCATATTGGATCTTAGTGTTGAAGATACCAAGCTGTCTTAGATGCTTAACATACTTGTGGATGTTATGAAGCGAATGAAGATTTGGCAGTGAAGCGAATGCGATTAGATCAGCGCTCTCTGGCAAGTACTTGAAATCTTCATGTGTGAAGTGTTTGCTTTCAGCAATTGTTAAGTTCTTCACATTTTTTGGAATCTTGCTAAAGTCTTTTAACCCATCGGTCTGTAAGAAAATTGAGCAATCATCTCCCATCTTTGGAAAACCGTCCATTGATTCTATTCCGCTGTCCTTTATACCAAAAGCCTCTTCAACATACTCAGGACCACCAATAAAATTCTTTACTGAGTTGTCCATTCCATGAAAGCTAATATCAACTGATTTGCATTTTCTTGGGAATCCAGCAAATGATTTCAACTTACAGTCTCTTTCGACTAAGAAAGAAATACTATTTGTTTCTTTAAAAGGGAATGGGAGTTGATTATTTACCAGCATCCAAGGAGCTATTGTCATATAGTCGTCAGATTTATACCCTTTTACCGAAACTGTCAAGTCATCGTTGAATTCCACGTTGTTATGGGATTCGAATTGATGGCCTTTCTCATAGTAGATCGGCATCATTACTTCACCAGTTTCTTCTGAAACCATACATTTTCTGTAGACAGCAATCAATTCCTCTTTGGTTTTAGGCCAATGTGGAAGAGTTTGTCCTTCGGTCAAGTATTGTTTGAGCGATGTTTTCATAGTTGCGCGTACTCGTCAAAACCTGCTTCTATAAGTGCCTCTTGGCAAGCAAAAATATCTCCACCTTTATATTTAGTACTAGCTGGTAGATACTCCTCCATTATTTCCTCTAATTCAAATCCTCTATTCGGAGTTTTTGTTCCTTTAAAAGATCTTCTCCAGGCAGCACCAAGTGATAAATCTGTTACCCCTTCGATATTAATGACGCCCAAAATATGTGATTTTATTTTTGTGCCATCACATGAAATACTTCCATTTATTTTTCTGAAATGCTTATGTATTCCTTTTAGTGAATCAAATGCGCAATTATCATTTAGGATTAAATCAGTCTCTATAATATTAGGAAGTTTTGAGAAATCATGAATTGTTTCTGTTCCTGTATTATAACTCGAGCCTTTGAAGATTTTAAGCGGTTTGTTCTCAGTTCCAAAATCATTTATAAACTTTTGAAGTTGCTCAAAATCTGTCGATCGAACGGTTCTACGCTGTTCGTTCAGTGAAATAGCATCAAATTCATTTTTAACTTTTTCTAAAAAACTTCGTATTCTATTGAATGTAAAATGTTCATTTGGCCATGTAGTTTCATAAAAACCAATGAAGTTGCTTTGTGATTCTAATAAATGTGATAATTTCATAGCTTTGCAAATTCTTCTAACCCTGCTTCGATAAGAGCATCTTGGCATTCCAACAGTTTATCAGGTGTTTTCAAAAATGTATTTATGATTTCTTGCACCTTATACAACTCATGTTCCTTGTCTCTAGTATCAGTAAGAGTAACTGTTTGTAGCCCCTTAATTCGCAATAACCCAAGTACGGAAGATTTTATTGGACAAGATCGCTTCATGTGTGAGTATTGAGAGACAAAATACAGAGACCCATCTACTTGCTTGATGTGTTTGTGAATATCATTAAGAGATTCAAATGGATTTCCACCAAACAATCCATCACTCTTGATAACAGAAGGAGCTCCTTCAAATGATTTTAATTTGTTGTTTTGGCAATTGAAATCACCATCAACAAATGATGGACATCCTTCCAAAGTCTCAAGTACATTATCAGCAATTGAGAAACTTTCGGTTCGATTGAACTTTATTCCATCTGGGATCTTAGTCAGCTTACCTGTTTCTCCTCGTTTGGTCGTTCTAGGTTCAAAACTGACATATTGTTTTAGGTTTACAGTTCCATCTGAGTTTATTTCATGCTCAGGGAGACTGAAAAAATCTCCTTTCCAATAAGTGGATAGGAAATGCTCAATTGCCATTTGATTTGGCGCTTCAAGTAGTCGTGATAGCTTCATAGTTTTGCCTGTGCTTCATATCCTGCGTCAAGAAGCTCGTCTTGAACTTCAAACACTTCTTTCTTTTGGATAATTCCTTCTTCGATGATCTTCATCCAAGGAGCAATTTTCTCGTTGTACGTGATAGTTTTAAGGTTTTGAACCATCATAAGGTTCAAAGAGCTATCTTCGATTATTTGGTGGAAACTACCATTGAATATAATCAAATCGCCAGTGCGACCGCCATTATGCAATTCTGCTTTACAGAACTTTACATCTTTATGGAAATTATGTAATGAGTGAATTCCGGTTTTGCAAATGTTGAGGTTACCAAATACAGTTCCAATTCCTTTTAGTGAAGTTAGCTTTTCACAGTTAGCAAAAATATATCCACCAGTATAAAGCATTTGTCCTTGTTCTGCAACTCGCTCAAGATCTTTACACATGCTAAAAGAAGCGACGCCTTCAGATTGGAAACCTATTAATGCAAGATAATCAAGGTTCTTGAGCGACCAACAATGCTCAAAGTTCAACATTCCTTTTACCCATTTAGGAGCGCCTTCAACTGATTTTAGCTCTTTGTTCATTGAACAATGAAAGTCGCCCTTCACGTTGTTAAATCTAAATGGAAGATACTCGAGAGACAATGAACGAAGATTAACGCTTCCTATCACATTGACTGCAGGGCCCCAAGCAGTATCGACGATGGTACAATTTGCGACTCCACCCTCAATACAATCTTCAAATTCCCAAAGCGCCTTTTCAGTATCTTCTTTGGTTTTTGGCAAAGGTGCTTTTTCAGTGCCTTCTTTTAAGAACCCCTTGAATGTGATCACATTATTCTCCATTCACAATCGGGCCCTTACCTTCAGCCATCATTCTGAGCAATTGATTACGATCCGCGACTACGACATTGTTAGTGGTTTGATTGGCATAAGGGATAAATCCAGCTTGTCCAACCTTTCTCTTCTCATTTTTAACCTTTGCCTTTAGCGACACCGCATTCAGCGCGGTATTTAGATAATTTGCGGCAACTTCAGCATTTCGCGCTGCATAGCGTGGTTCAAGAATTTCAACAAATGCAGTTTGATTCTGATATGCTTCCATAGCAGCACCATAGATTTCATCGATCTTTCCATTTATCTCTTTGTCTTCGGCATCATCTTCATATGGCTTTGCTACCGCGCTTGCTGGAACCGCAGCATAAGGATCGCGGTCTATATTTGTTAGATCAGTTCCTTCCAAAGGATCTGAATTGAATGTATCGCCTTCAGCCAAGTCGAAGGTCTCTGCTAGTGGATGTTTCATTTTGTCCTCCTTACGCTAGGCGTAAATCACTGTGATACTTTTGAATGCTTTGCACAGTGTAATCAATTGCGCCTTGAACTATCTCAAGGTCTTCCTTGTTTTTTCCAAAGAACCACTTCTTGAAATCTGCGAATCTACGCTCAACAACGTTCTTGAAGCTAATCATATGGTGGTTGTCATATGAATCCAGAATTTTTCCAATACCTTGCTCAAGAGCATTCTCATTAGCGTTTTCCATATCGCTCTTATTGACAAGGGACTTGAGACCTACTATTTCAACTGGGTCAATTTTCTTCGCATTCAAGAATCTGAACAATTGCTCAAACATTGCAACAATCTTGAGATAATGATCTACCTTTTTCTCGTCGAAGTTTTCCTCATTGAGCAGTTCGGTGATTTTCTTTTTGAGCTTTACAAGCAAATCAAGGATGTTTTCTTCTTGAATAGAAGAGAAGAATCCTTCAAAAAGATCATTTGCCAAATAGGCTTTAAGTGAATGTTTCATTTCAATTCCGAAATTATGAACTAAGAGTATTTATGCTAAAAGGAGATCAAGCACCTTAGGTATTGCATTTTCTCGAACAGCGATATATTCATCGCATTTGATCATGATTTCATGTTGCTTGTAGTCTCTAAATTTGGTAAACTCTTTGGCTAATGAATCGTCATTATGGCGATATTCCTTGTCATCCATGAATTCTTCAAACCTTTTGAATTCATAGTCGGTGACTTCATCCTTTCCTTTTAACATCGTATTGAAATAGTGTGCTTCATAGGTAAAGTCTTCAACCTTCGGAGACCAAGCAAAGTTGACGCGATCGAGTGGGAAAACTGCATAAACATCACCGTATAATTTTGCTAGATCTTTCGATCGTGAGGCAAAAATGGACTCTGCTCGGAACTTAATGCCAAATCGGTGCTTAAAGTAGCTGTCTGCTAATTCTTGTACTTTTGGTTCTGTCGTCAGAGGTCTTCTATTTTCGCGTGGATACTTTACGCAAATGTCAGGAGAGAATCGTACTCTCATGCCGCGGTAGATCAACCAGTTCAAATTGTCAGTCTTATACCCGCCAATGAACTTCTCCCATTCCTTTCCACGCTCTTTGATCATCTCTACTGCTTCTTCAGCTGAAATGTCATCTGATTGAAGGAGCGTTGACTCGTGAAGAAAGTCCTTAAGTGTTGTCTTACTCATAGATTTGTGCCCGTATTATACTGTAGCCGGTTGTGACTGATGAAGTATTTATTTACAAATTTAGAGAGATGTATTAAAATTGATTTAATTGAAGGAGAAGGCTATGCGAACCGTATTAGACATCATGACTGAGTTGGATCAAGAGCCGAATGAACAACGTCTTGGCGAAATTTTGCAAGAACTTTCGGATATGAATATGTCTGTTGCGAATGAATGGAACGACGCAGATAAAATGTGGACGTCTATGATTTCGTGCGGAAATGATTTGACCTACTGCGGTGCCGGAAAGACTTTGTCGACCGCCGTAGCAGATGCTCTTGCGGATTGGTTTGCTGATTACGACTGCGAGTAAGTTAAAACCACTTACTAAGTCGGTCGATAATTTCGCCCTTACTGATGATGTCAGTAAGGGTTTTTTTCTTTTCGGCTTTAATCTGCTCCAAGCGTTCTTTACCAATTGGGTTGTTCACTGGACTGCTGAAAAACTTCTTAGCAGCTTTATGAACGTTCGTGATAGTCTCATCGCCCATAAATCCATTGTTCTGGATTTGGTAGTAGAAATCTAACAACTCTTGGTTCGATTCAGCGCGATCATAAAGAAGATCTTGGTAAACCTTAACTGCGGTGATTAACTTTCGATATGAGTCATAGACGTGTTCAGAAGGAATATGGCGATGTCGATCGCCTCCCTTACCATAACGTCTAGCAAGGGTTCGCTTCAACGCATTCTCTAGATCGGCGTTAATGTACACCATACCAACATCATAGCCTAAGTCTCTTAGCATTTTGATTCGGGCCTTTGTTCTGTCGATATCATCCCCAACCACGTTAATCACCATCGGCAACATTCCATCTACGTAGTTGATAAGTTCTTCAGAGGTGATCCTCTTGCCTATGCCACGAGCCTTTCTGCGATCTTCAATTGAACTACCTTTTCCTAAATCGAGATCGTACTTATCGGAGTAGTATTCAATTGGGCGATCAACGTCGATATGCTTTGCATAGAATTTTAGAGGCGAAGAAATGGTCGATTTCCCTGAAGCCGCAACGCCAACAATGAACAGCGCCTTAAAAAGGAACTTATCGTTTATGCCTTCAGTGAGTTGATGAAATTGTTTGAAATTCATGATAGATTGATCTGCAACTACCTTCTTGTAAAGATCTGAAATTGTTTTGATTCGCTTGCTGAACATCTGCTTGCCTTGATCATTACAGAATCTGTCGATGCGCGGTGAAACGTATTGTAGGAATTGATATGTCCATTTCAACAAGTGTGGAATAATCTTCGGATTTTTAACAGTGACTAGATGGAGTTCTCCCATCAAATCGCCGATCTTTTTGCCGTTAAGGATTGGCTTTCTGAATTGCGCCATCATGTCTTCAAGTTCTTTTTGCGAAGCTTGGTCCTTAGCATAAGAATTCAATTTCGCAGTATTCAATGTCATGAACCATGCTAGTTCATTTAGCATGGTTATGTATTCCGATAGATCTTTAGTTGTTTCTAATAAGGTTTCTAGTTTCATAATTTTGCATACTCCGAAAGTCCTGCATCTAATAGTTCATCTTGACATTCCATTACATCACCATTAGGAAGATGTCTATTGATTATTTCTTCAACGATTTTTAGTTTTTCATTTATTTCAGGATATGAAATTCCGTAAATATGTTTTCCATCATCAAACATATAAACATTTTCTAATCCGCTAATCTTAAGTAGTCCTAAAACATTTGACTTGATTGGATTACCAATGCACTCAATACGTTTAACGTGTTTGATTTTGGTATGAATATTTGCTAATGACGTAATTTTATTTTCCTTAATTTGTAAGTATGTCCCAATATACTCAGGGACGTACTCTAAGTCTGTTAATTCATTGCTTGCTACATCGCAATAAGTTTTGACATGCTTAGAAACACCTTTAAGTGATGTGATTTTATAACCTGAAAGATTTAGATAGTCATATGACTCTGGCATGTTCCCATTATCATCAAGGATTTTTGCCACCCAGTCAATTTCACTTATTAACTTTTCTTTTTGTTCAAGCAGTTGAAGTATTTTCATGCGAATCTTTCTAATCCGGAGTTAAACAACTTGTCTTGCACTTCAAGAATATCTTCTCCATCCTCAAAGCCAAACTTGACTATCAAGAATGCCTTTTTGAAATCAGGATCAAGATTAGATGCCCCACCACTAACTACTATTCCACCTCGAATATCTGCTATTTTCAAAATGTCAAGGATTCCAGAAGTTGTATCTTTGCTTAAGTAAAAAATATTGCAACTCTTTACTCTTTTGTTTATGCCTTTCAAACTCATTTTGAAATCAAAATACAAATTATAATCGACATGGTATGGAAGAAAATCAAATTTAGTAAATGAGCAAGAATGATCAAACTCAATTTCACCTACTTTACCAAACTTCCATGGTGGAATGTCATTATCAGATATCCCAGTTAGTACAAGTCTTGATTCCTTGTCTAAGTTCAACTCGCCATTTTCAAATGAAAAGTTTTGTGACGGCTTAAGCTCGAAATTCTTTACATGCTTTTTTAACCAAGACACTACCTCAGCTGGGATATGTTCCCAATTTTTCAGTGTTTTGATTAAGTGATCTAGCTTCATGCGAATGCCTCAAATCCATCGTCAAGTAAATGCTCTTGTAGCGAAAGAGCAGATCTTTCTTCTTGTCGAATTGAGCGATTTGAATTCATTGACGCTTCCAAATATTTATTGACAGACTTAGTAAGTTCTGGATAGCCAGAAAACTCAACATCGTTAAGATTCTTGATTTCGGCAAGGTATGGAACATTTCTAATTGTCTCGTCTTTTCCAAAATACATACTTCCACAAGATTCAATTACTTTATGAATGTTCTTGAAAGACTTTATTGAAGCACCAACCTGTTGATATTGCGAAATATGATTAGGAAACCAAGATGGGTATTCAGTAAGTGTTGAGCAATTATTGAACACGACGAAATTATAGATTTCATCATTGCGCTTAAATTTGAACGGAGGCGGACCTATTAAGTCAAGTGCATAAAAGGAAAAACCTAAACTATATTCGACCTCAATGTATTCACCTTGAAAAGAAACTCTTTTCAAGTCATCTTCATTGTCGTGCAGAAAGTTTTTTCTTGCCTGAGGAGACATCTTTCTTTCAAGGTAATAAGTTCCTGACTTTGGTTGATTCCCGTATTTTCTCAAATACTCTTCAAACTCTTTTCTATCGGCTTCTCTAAATGACCCATAAAGGGTATTCAATAGAATATAGTTTTCAAACTTTTCTTCTTGAGTTTCTTCATTCAATAAATTGACAATCTTCATGCAAATTTCTCCAGCTTTCTATCTTGTAACATTTCTTGACATTCAAAAATATCTTTGCCTTCTTTCAAGCAGGTATTTATGATTTCAATGGCAAGTTCAATTGAACTTTTTGCTGAACCATTTTTATTTCCATTGTAGACTACGTTCTTTAGACCTTTGATTAACATCAAGTCGAGTAGGCCTTTCTTAACTGTTCGTGGGATTTCAATTCGCTCGCACTCTTTTAATGTCTTGGAGATTCCTTTTAGCGATCCTGAAAGAATATCAACACCATCCCTAAAGGTAATGCTTTGCGCACTATAAGGAAGAATGTCAAATGTTTCTAGTTGACAATCAATAAATGTCATCATTCGAATCTTACCAAATCGAATAAATTCAGGCAGAGGATCTTGGTCTTCGTAGTAATTGTTGATAAACATGAAGTTTCGAGTAGTTTCGATTTTTCCATTTACTGTATGAAAATCATCACCAATCTTTTTACCATCACCGTATCTAACGATAAACGCATCAACATACATCTTGAACCAAGTAATCTGTTCAGGTGTCAATGGTGTTTGATTTTCAAATAATGTGGAAACTCTCATAAGTATTTCTCCAAACCAGCATCCATTAGCTCTTCTTGGAAATCAAAGACAGCATTTCCACCTTTCCCTAAATGCTTGCTAAAGATCTTTAGCAAATCTAGAATCTCTAAACGCTTATTGCCATCCATCAAATCTTCAATGTAAACATTTGTCAGTCCTTTGACTGACAACAAATAGCTAAATCCATTGGTGAATCGATCAGTAATTCCAATTTGTTGACATTTATCAAGAACCTTTTCAATGCCTTTGAATGATTTTGGTACATCAACGGTTAACTCAAATGATAATTTCTGAATACTATTCGGCAGAATATCAAAGTTAGAAATTTTTGAGTCTCTTAATCTAAAGAATTGACATTCACCAAATCTTATGTCTTTTGGGAGTGGCTGCTTATCTTGGTTAAAACCTGAAATTGATAGAGCATTCAATTTGTATTGAATTCTCCCGCTATCCATCCACATTAGCTCTCTTACTTTTTCAGGTGTTTGCATGTAGGAATAATTGGTATGTACCAAGATCCAATTTACCTGTTCATCAGAAAGCTGACTTGTACTTTCCTTCAGAAAATCTTTGAATCTCATTTTGGTTTCCTTTCGCCGGTCTTCTTATTTGGCTTTGTTCCAGTAGTGGAGCGGGTTCTGCGTTTCTTCTCTGCAGTTTTGCCACCGGCAAAAATCGATTGCTCTGTCAAGACCCTGAATTTCATTCCATTTGCTTCGCAGAAAGCTTGAGCAGCTTGCCATTTTGCATGGTTAATCGCAATAGAAATCTTGTCATAGTTTGAGCTTCGCTCAGTCAAGACTGATTCCTTCATTGGTTTAACCTCTACCAATTCTTTTATGAGGTTACCTTCCTTGTCTTTATAGACCACAATAAAGTCAGGGTAATAACGATGAACCTTTCCATCAGTTGGTTTGACGTATGG